GTGTCCTAACTTTCAAGCAACTTTTATTGATGAAGCTCAAGATTTATCTAGAGTTCAATGGGATATGGCTAAAAATATATGGTTGAATACTCAAGATTCTTTTGTTGCGGGAGATGATGACCAGGCAATATTCAGATGGGCTGGCGCAGATGTTGATAGTTTTATTGCTTTAGATGGTAAAATAAATCAATTAATTCAATCATTTAGAGTACCTGCAAAAGTTCACAAATTTGCGGCCAACATTGTAAACCGAATTTCAAATAGAATCAACAAGAATTGGTTGCCTTCTGAACGTGAAGGAGATGTGAAATGGTACGATAGTTTTGATCAAATTAATTTAAAAGAAGGAAACTGGTTAGTTTTAACTCGAACGAACTACCAGCATAAAGGGATTGAAGAAGTTTTATATAAAGATGGTTTGTATTATAAAAGTAGAAAAGGAAAAAATTACGAAGGAGAATTATATAAAGCCGTTACGGATTGGGAAAATTTGCGTAAAGGATCATTATTAGAATATAAAAAATTATCCCACATCTTTAGTTATATGGGTCCTAACAATTTAGATAAGTTAGCTATTCAAGGAATGGCTAAAGAAGCTTTCTATGGGATTGACCAACTCAAAAAGGATTATGGTTTAAAAACTAATGCAGTTTGGTATGAAGCGTTGGATGCTGCGGGATCAAGACGCGTAGAATATTTAAGATCTATGAGAAACAATGGAGAAAAATTAAATCAAGATCCTAGAATAAATATATCCACAATTCATGGTGCAAAAGGAGGAGAATGTGATAATGTAGTTTTATTAACAGATCTTACAGAAAACACGCAGAAGGGATATGATAAAAACCCTGATGATGAAGAAAGATTATTTTATGTAGGAGCAACAAGAACCAAAGAGACTTTACATATCGTAAGGCCTAAAGACATTTATAAAGGATATAAAATATGAGCATATGGGAAAAGCAAATCGGTGGGAGGCACTACAAGAAAATGAAAATCCAACCAAGTGAATTCGTTCACAAAAATAAAATGTTATTCGCAGAAGGAAATGTAATTAAATATATTTGTCGTCATCCCTACAAGGATGGGAAGCAAGACTTATTAAAAGCGATTCATTACTGTGAAATGATTATTGAAAGAGATTATGGAGAAGAAAAAGAAAAACAAGAATCCTGGGTAGAAGGATATAGAAAGTGGAAGAAGAATGTATAAACCTTTACCAACCGAACTAAGATTAGGATTTTCAAAAATACATGACATCGGACTCTTTGCTAAAGAAAAAATTTCTAAAGGAACTAATTTTGGAATGAGTCATATACAAATTAGTGACACTTTAATTAGAACTCCTCTAGGAGGATTCATTAATCATGCAGATGATCCTAATTGTGAGAAGGTTAAACTTTATTTTAAAACGGATAAAACAGATTTTACTAAATGGAATTTAATAACGATTAAAGACATTAAAGCAGGAGAAGAATTAACATTGAGTTATACTTTTTATAAAATATGAGCTTACAACCACCATTGTGGCAACCCCAAACCGAGTGGGTACCACCTGAAGAATTTCCAGACTTGTCAAAGTACAAGGAAATTTCCATCGACTTGGAAACAAAAGATCCCGACCTTATTAAAATGGGGTCAGGTTCTGTTACAGGTAATGGTCATGTTACGGGTATTGCTGTCGCAGTAGAAGGGTGGTCAGGTTATTATCCGATTGCTCATGAAGGCGGCGGAAATATGGACAGAGATAGAGTCCTTTCCTGGTTTCGGGATGTGATGAGAACTAAAGCCCTTAAAATTTTTCACAACGCTATGTATGATATGTCATGGATTATAACGCTAGGCATTCCAGAAATTAATGGAACGATCGTGGATACTATGATTGCTACGGCATTAGTGGATGAAAACAGAAGAAGATATGATCTTAATTCATGCACAAGAGAGTACATCGGCAAAGGAAAAGACGAAGGAGTTCTTTATGCAACAGCTAAAGAGTGGGGAGTCGATCCGAAAGCAGAGATGTATAAGCTACCCGCCATGTATGTCGGTAATTACGCAGAGAAAGACGCAGAGATTACCTTAGAGTTATGGAATTATTTAAAACAAGAGATACAAAACCAAGACTTAGAAGCCATCTTTAAACTAGAAACAGATCTATTCCCTTGCCTGGTTGCCATGAGACATAAAGGTGTAAGAGTTGATGAAGAGTTAGCTCACAAACATAAAAAAGATTTAGTAGAAAAAGAAAATAAGTTATTACAAAGAGTGAAGAAGGCAACTAATATAGATGTCCAAATTTGGGCGGCAAGAAGTATAGCACAAGTCTTTGATAAATTAAAGCTACATTATGATCGTACAGAAAAGACTCAAGCCCCTTCATTTACGAAGAATTTCTTAGTTAACCACCCCAACCCTACGGTTAAACTGATTGCCCAGGCCCGAGAAATAAATAAGGCCCATACCACTTTTATAGATACTATACTAAAACATTCATTTAAGGGAAGAATTTATTCAGAAATAAATCAGTTAAGATCTGATAACGGTGGCACAGTCACTGGAAGATTTTCTTACGCTCATCCAAACCTCCAACAGATTCCTGCACGGAATAAAGAACTGGGTCCAATGATTCGTTCTTTATTCTTGCCGGAAGAAGGTTGTAAATGGGGATGCTTTGATTACTCTCAACAAGAACCAAGACTCGTGGTTCATTATGCGATGTTGTCGAAGATGTATGGAGTAAACGAAGTAGCCGAAGCGTACCACGAAGGCGACGCCGATTTTCATGACATTGTATCACAGATGGCTGAGATCCCACGTAAACAAGCGAAGACCATTAATCTAGGTTTGTTTTATGGAATGGGAAAAAATAAATTACAAGCCGAGTTAGGAGTTTCAAAAGAAAGAGCTGATGATCTATTTAAAAAATATCATGGTAAAGTTCCATTTGTTAAAATGTTAATGGACGCAGTCATGAGAAGAGCACAAGATTCAGGAAAAATTAGAACGCTTTTGGGTAGAGTTTGCCGGTTTCACTTATGGGAGCCAGCACAGTTCGGTATTCATAAAGCGTTGCCACACGAAGAAGCACTCAGGGAACACGGACCGGGGATTAGAAGAGCATATACTTATAAAGCTCTTAACAAACTTATACAGGGATCAGCAGCAGATATGACAAAAAAAGCTATGTTGGACCTATTTAAGGCAGGAATTATACCACATATTCAAGTACATGATGAGTTGGACATTTCTGTAAAAGATGATAAAGAAGCTAAGAATATAATTGAAATAATGGAAAATGCAGTTGAACTAGAGGTACCAAATAAGGTAGACTACGAATCTGGTGAAAACTGGGGAGATATAAAATAGGAGATAAATATGGAACTATTAAAACATTTCTGGAGTGAACACAGAAAAATTAGCATCGGCGCTATTGTCGTTGTTGTTATATTAATTATAGCAGCACTTTAATTAATCAAACCACATAGGATTTTATGTTGAATGGCATACTTAAATGTGAACATACCGGCAACGTATGCCCAAATCAGGAGAGAATTCTTATATGACCTTAAGGATCACCATGGAGAGGTGGAAGACTGTATTATTTTTGGTCTTGCATCGATTACAGGGCGCGCTCTACTCTTTCATACAATTATGGAAAATGGTGCTGTGTTCTATCGGCTGCCGATTCATGCGTTTATACAACGAGGATTTAAAGTCGAAGATGTACCTAGGCGTAGACTGGACGAGCTGGAGCTATGGAATTGCTTTAGTTATTATCCTGCTATTACTACTTACGATATCCTTCTAGGACAATCAGGGAAATATTATGGAAAAGATAAGGAATGGCATACCGGTCAATATCTTTTTACCGTTGACTTTGCTCATCCGGAGAGTAATATAGTCGATACGGATCATTCCGAAATCCCGCACGAACATAAGTGCGCGCACGTCTTAGCACTCAACGACGGCAATTATGCAGCACAACCTAATAATAGATTGATATGGAGTCTTCCATCTTTTACGGTTAAAGATGAAGTTCCGTTCGATTGGAAGGTACAAACCAATGATTGGTCTGTTGAAAATACTGCCACATGGAGAACAGAAGATTCGGACAGATTCTTTTATGGCATCGAAGAACAAAATGGAAAAATGTAAAGATCATAC